CCTCGTCTTATAGAATGAATAGAGATAGAGATCTCCGGAAAGATTGGTGGCTCCGGATGCCCTGACACGAAGTGTCACTATCTGATTCGCTGGAATCGAGAAGAATGCATCCACTCCGTCCTGAATATCAATGAGGTCAATGAGGTCTGTTCTCGTTCCTCCGGATGTCTCCTTCCAAGCTCCAATGCCTGATGGCATCGTGCTGACAACAAGTGTGTCGGTTGAAGAGAATGAAGCTCCAGCGAGCTCAAGATATCCAATGAGCTCTCCGTCAGCTCCAAACAATTCAATTATTGGAGTGGTGAATGTGCCACTCACCTCGAGCCTATATCTGCCCTCCCAAGCATTCCGGATGTCTATCCTTGCTGTCAGTTGTGTGCCTGAAACGAGATAAACATATGTGAAAGTCCTTGTGTATCTCGATGTATAGTTTCCGGTCGGCTCCGAGAAGTCTATGTCGAGAGTGTCGACAGAATACCAAGGAGTAATGCCCTGAAAGTTGACGGAGCATGAGAGGAAGCCTCCGGTGTCGAGCTCTCCCTTTGAGATAGATCTCAGGATGACATCCTTCTGATATTCCTCTGTTCCATATGGCTGATATATCATCTTGATAGATCCGTCATCGTTCTGTCTTTCAGCTCGTGTCACCCATTCCATCAATGTCCTATAGTCTGCATAGGCTGTGGCTCTGTTCAAAAACGAGAGCTTCCCTGAGATAGAGCTTTGTGCTGTCAATCGTTTAATTGGCTTGTAGAAGCCATCTGCATATGAGATGTATGAAATATTCTCATCATAGCCAAGGCCTCCCAAATCATTAAAAAACGAGCTTTTGAGCAGACAATCAATGGTCTGCCCACTCTCGTTCTTCAGTTTAATTTTTCGTACTTCCTGAGCCATCAAATGTTCCTCCTTGATGTTGAAGCTCCAAAACGTTGGTCAAATTTATCGAAGAGTGTCTCTTGTTCGGATGGTGACATACTCTGTGGATAGACATTCATCGTGTAATTTCCTACAGATCCTCCACTCTGTTCCATCGTTGCTGTGATAATTCCGGCGAGCTTGTCGAGAGGCATTATCACCTCGGAACCCATCTCACCCACAAGAACATTTGTCGGCTTCGTGACGATTCCTCCTTGAGCCATCCTTGACGGATTGAAGTTGATAGCTGACGAGGAAGCAGAGATGCCGACCTTTATCTTCAGCTTGTCTGCAATCTTCGATGCAAGGTTGGAAGCTGTCTGCAATACTTTGCTCTCACCATTGACAATGCCTTGGTTGAAGCTGTTCATCATTTCTGTTCCAGCCGTTTTCATATCATCCGGAAGGTTCTCGCTATTGAAGAATTTGAGATATTCTCTCGCCGTTTCTCCACCCTTTTCTCCGAAGTCCTCAACAAGATCATTCAGGATCTGCAAATTCTCTTCTGTGAAGTTGTTGGAGAGATAGTTGAGATAATTGCCGAGCTCATCCTTCAGGTTCTGATCTGTTGTTGTCTGCATCAGCTCTCGCAATGTGTTGAGGTTGTCTTCATAGCGAAGCATTACTTCTGCATTGTGTCGCATGATCTCGACTCTTTCCTTGAGCGAAGTCTCGGATTGTTCCTTTATCTTTTCATCTGTCTCGACAATGACATCGAATCTCTTCTTCTGATATTCTTGCTCCTTCTCATAAAGCTCAATTGCTGACTCAATGCCGGCCTTGGAAGTGTTCTCCATTGCTTTGGAGAGCTCTGCCTCGTTTCCGGTCAGCTTCTCTGTCACATCATTGAACTCGTAGAGCTTATCGTTCGCCTTCTCATAAGCCTCGGTATGAGTGCCGAGCTGTGTCTCGACCTCGGCAAGCTGTTCCTTTAGTTTTGCAAGGCCTCCGGCATAGTTTTGATATGTTCTTCCGGCGATCTGTTCCTCGAGCTCGTGCTTCTTCGCAACAAGCTCCATTATCTTGTTGAGCTCGTATTGAGCTTCAGCATATGCGAGCACAGCCTCTCTGATGTGGTTCAGCTCTGTTCTGTTCTGCTGGAGAGCTCCGGTCTGCTTGTTTATCGTCAACACTTCAGAGCCGACAGCATCATTGAGAGCTTTGATCTCTCTTGCCATCTGTTGCTGAAGTTTTGATGTGTCCTTTCCGTATCTGTTGCCTTCAAGGATTTCGTCATTGAGCTTGTTGATGGATCTAAAACGAGCATCAAGAACAGCCACTTCATTCTTGTTTGCTCTTGTGCTCTTATCAAGGTTCTTCAGATATTGCTCTGTATCCTTTGCGAGCTGTTTGGTAGCAACATCGACTCCATCAAGATTCTCGAGCCATTTCTGAATCTCCTTCATCGCCTCTTGCATCACTTTTGAGACGAGCTTCACAGCTTCGTTCATGGCTGCGAAACCGAGTGATGTCAGGGAAAGACCATTCTGAAGTTTGGCAAGAGTGCCTTCAAATGTTGCTTCCTCTGATCCAAAATCTCCCATTCCACCTGAAGCATCTCTTGATGCATCAGCGAAAGTCTGCATTCCGGAGGATGCTTGTTCCATCTCTTGCTTGATGGCATTGGCCTTTCCGACAGCCTCGTCCATCTGCTGATTGTTCTGCTCAAGAGCATCCCTTGTGTCATCGACCTTCTGCTTTATCTCTTGCCACTTTGCCGGCTGTGTTTGATAATCAGTATTTGAGAGTTGTGTTGTGTATTCTCCGAAAGCTGTCGAGAGATCATCGTGCTCTTTGGCGAGCTTGTCTATCTCTTCTCGAACATCAATGAGCTTTGCCTCGCTATCCTTGAAATTGTCGAATTGCTCCTGATAGTATTTCAGCTTCTTTTCAGCTTGATCTGTGCTCTTTGCAATCTGATTGAATTGCTCTTCTGTGATCTCGCCATTCTTGAACTTGAGCTCTGCCGAAGATAGTCCTTTCCGAAGTATATCGACCTCTTTTGTGCATGATTCAACTATGCCTCCAAGAGTGTCGAACTTCTTCTGTAACAGCTCGACATTCTTCGGATCTGTCTTCAGGCTTTTGTTAAGAGCGACAAGATCGCTCTCCAGCTCCTTGGTCTTTTTGGATGCTTCATTGAGAGCATTATAAAGAGGAGTTGTGTCGCCTCCTATTTGGATTTGAATGCCCTTTACATTTTCACTTGTTGCCATTGTTTCTCCTTATTGGAAGAATGATTTGATATCATCTTGTGTGGCCTCATAGACTCTGTCTTCTTCAGGAGTGAACTCCATGAGGACATCCAAGATCTGCCCTATCGTCATCGTTTCAAAAAATCCCACAGAAAGCCCTCGAGACAACGCAGAGGCAATAAACATATGTGAAGTGAGCTCCCTTGTCCTATTCTTTGAGCCTCTGTGGGAAACTAATTTTTTATGTCAGATTTGGTGACCATGTTGGCAAGGAACAGATTGATGTTTTCTGTGTAGAGCTCCACCATCGGAAGCTCCTCCAAGCTGTCCACCCACTCATTGAATGGAGGAAAGCTCTTGTCTCCGGTTCTCGCCATAGTCCACAACATTTTGAGAAGAGTGACAGAAGGAATCTTGTTGAACTCGATGCCATCTTTTCCCATAGCATCAAGAAGCTCTCCCTTGGCTTTGAACATATCCTCTCCGAACTCCTCCTGATATATCAAGAGATTCATCGCTGTTGCTTTCAACAGAATCTCCTTGTCTCCGATTTTGATTGTCTTTTCCATTTCAGTCTCCTTGTGAAAAAAGGAGAGGATCTCTCCTCTCCTTGTCGTTATTAAAGTGTTGGAACGAAAATTGATGTGTTCCATCCTTCGTATGTAGCAGCCGGAGTTTCCTCCGTGGTGTATGCTCTGACCAGTCCGGTGTCGATTGCTCCGGAGCATGATATGTCGAGAGTTGCTGTCTGTACTTCGACAGACTCTTCCTTTGTGTTTGCAGACAGATCGGCTCTGCTGACAGACACATTATAGAGGACATATCTCCTTGCATCTTCATCGTTCTGAATCTCGAATGTCATAGCAAACTTGCTTGGCTGTATGTCTCCACTTTCAGCGAGGACATGAGCTGTTGCATCTTCCTGATATCCGAGGATGTCCTTTGCAAAATCATCTGTGACCATGGCGATGACCATGTTGCCATCATAACTTCCATTGCCGGCGATGACATAGTATCTGACATCGTCAGCGTAGAAGACATTCTCATCTCCGGATGGAGAAAGAGAAAGGCTTACGGCTCCGGGAAGAGCGAATGGTGTGCCATAGGTAACAGCTCCATTGTTCTCGGTTATCTTTGCTATGTGAACATTCTTTAATCCGAATTGTACTTTTGGCATTATTGTTACCTCTCAAAAATTGTATATACGATTTGAAACAATTCTTCCGAATCCATGAAGGATTCTGTCTTGTCATAGAGAAAGCCTCCTTTGTCGAGTGCATCCTCGACAGCTTCCTCGGTTTCCGGTTCTTTCTTGCTTGTGTAGAGGATTACTGAATAGCGATCTCGCTTTGAGTACACTCTGTCATCAGCATCAAAGTTTGAAGAATATGACACCTGAAAGATGATGTAAGGAGGATCTTGTGGCTCCCTGAAGAAAGCATATGCAGATGGTATGTTGAGCCCTGACAGAGCTTCGTATAAATTAGTCAGCATCTTTGATTGCCTCCTTCACTTTCTCCACAAAAATCCTTCCCCCAGCTTCCCAAGTCGGCATAACATGAGGCCTTCCCTCAACAAAGCCATAGCTCTCCGGAGAGAGTGTCTTGGTCTCATAAAGGATGCCTCCTCTCCTCTTGGAAGTCTTGAGCTTCTCCCTCTTGCCATCAGATGTCTTCACCTTGGCATTCCATTGGTTCCTTGATTGGTGACCCCATTCAAGAAGATGTATTCTCTGCCAATGGTCTCTGTTGAAGACAGCATTTCTCTGCTCCAATGGTGACTCATAGACGATTGTCCAATCCCATGAACGAGCATAGTCGCCATCTTGTTTTGGAGATTTCTCCATCAGCATCTGCTTCAGCTCCTCTGCTGTGTCATCCGTTGCAATCTTGATATTGTCGATTACCTCGGAACAATAGACCGAGAAGATGTCCTCCACAGCCTTGTGAAGCTCGTCAGCCTTGATGTCATAACGAGTTGCACTCCTCTTGTTTTTGGTTATTGAGATGCTCATTCGTTCCTCCCAATCTTCCTCTGAACATAGAGCTCGGTGACATCGTCCTCTCGGTCATAGACTCGATAGATGATGTATCTCTGCCCTTCGAACTCGCAAGCCTCTTCTCCGTCATAGTCATCGAAGAAGACCTCGAATCGCTTCGTTGGATTGATGCCGATTGTCCTTGCCTGAAAGAACTCGTTTTGATTGACTGGCAAGACAGAACAGAAGACCTCTCTCGAGGTCTCTGTCACTATCTGATTCCCAATTGAATCCGTTGTAATTGTTTCTTTGATTAGATTAAGAACTCCGTCTCTCATTCTCATTCACTCCAATCTGTGAAGCCATCTGCTATCCTGAGACGAGATTTGATGGCTGTGTATGAAGCCATCAGTTTGTCATGCTCCTCAGGGATAGTCCGGTTGAAATTGGCCTTCGTATAGAGAGAGACAGCTTGAATGACAAGAGGATCAAGGCTCGCAGAATCGAGATGTGCTGATAGGATTCCAGCAAGACCGAGATCTTGTAAAGCTGAATCTATGTGCATTGATATTTCGTCATCGTATTTGTTGGTTGTGACTCTTAACGAGATCTTGATTATGTCAATAAGCATTTGATTAGTCCTTCTTTGTTGCTTTTTTCTTTGCCTTTTTAGGCTCTGCTTTCGGCTTCTCCTCGATTGCCTTGGCAAGACCACAAGCGATCATCTGCTGTGCTGTCTTGTCATCGGTTGTGAGTGTCTGTCCGGTTGGTAGTATTACTTTCATATCGAATTACTCGTTATCATCAGAGATCACGCAGAAAGCTCCGTCTCTTACTACACCTATGCCGACATACATTCTTCCGAGGATGCCGACCATGTCTGCTGATGTAAGAGCGAGAGATGTGCTGTCGATCTTGAACTCAACTTCCTGACCATTTGGAAGGTTTGCATGAGCTCCGTCTGTGAGTGAGCCCACAATTGCTCTGACTCCGTTTGGAAGCTGATCTGTGAAGAGAACTGGAAGTCCATCGAATACATCGATGCCATAGCTTGCAGAGAACTGAAGAGCCTTGTACTGAGCATAAGCTGATCTTGATGTCATAACTACAACATCCCTGAGCTCGCCCTTGAGCTGTCCGATAGCATTGATTATATCTGTGTTTGCTATTGCTCCTTCTATCAATGCTGAATGAGGAATACCAGTAACAGAAGCATCGGTGCTGTCAGTAATTGATGCCATTAACTCGTTGATGATCGATGCAATTATTCTGTCTGTGATCTCTGCATAGATATACTGAAGGAATGCTTCTCCGGTGAGACTCATAGCTTCATCTGATACCTTTACATATTTCTTGAAGTAAGCTGGCTGGAGATTTACGATACCAAGCTGAAGATTTTCTTCTGAGATAGGATCTGTTCCTTCTGTATGTTTTACAGCTAAAGGAGCATTTTTCTCAAACTGGATCTTATAGTTGCCTCTGAGATATGTCTTTGGCACTCTTCTCCATATTTCGTTGCTTTCCCATGCTTCCTTTACGAAGTTTGCAACAACATCAGGAACAGCAATTGTTCCGTTGTTTACATTCTCGGTGAGGAGGCTTCTTACTATTTTGTCATCCTGATTCTTTATTGCTTCTGCATAAGCATTGATATACTCAGGAGAGTTTCTTGTGATTACATTTTCCATTGTCTGTGACCTTTCTACATTTTCTGTGATTGTTTCTCCCTGATCTTCGATGACAGCCTTAACATCTGCCTTCTTCTGAGCGATCAGAGATGCTTTTCTCTCTATGAGAGCATTGGTTTCTATCTCGAGTGCTTCGATGTCAGCTCCTTCTCCGTTGAGCTCCTCGGAGATTGCATTCATTCGAGCGATAACTTCCTCGAGATTCATGTCTTTGATTTCCATTGTTTCACCTCATAAATTGAGCTTTAGTTTGAGAGCAAGAGCTCTCTTTCTATCTTCAAATGCTTTCTGTTCTGCCTGAGATTTCTCCAAATCCTCGAGTGCTTTCTCCAAAGCCTCTCGATCAGCCGACCTTTGAGCAATTGATGTCTCTTTGTATGCTGGATCTGTGACAGCCGATATCTCATACAAGCGAGGAATCCTCGTGATGTGTCTTGTTGGCTTGCCTGATCCAAGACCTTCCCAATAGTATTCGACAGAAGCCACAAAGCTCATTCCATCGATGTCTCCTCTTTCAAGAGCTGAATCAAGAGCCTGAGCATCCTGATTCCTTGCAACATCGATGAAGGCCTCGAAGCCAAGTCCTTCGTTGTCTGTTGAGAGTGTCATTGTTGAATTTCCGTTGTTCCTTCTTGAACGAGCAAGAGGAATCATCTTGTCGTTGTGGTTTACAAGCAATGGCACATCCTTCATGTCTGTGTCATCCAATGCTCCCACCTCTATGACCTCAAAAAAATCGCCTATGTCAGCCACAGCTCCATAGACGATTGGTCTTCCTGATATTTTCTTCTGTCCGTCTTCTGTGCTGTCTCTCTGAATATCAAAGCTCAGCATTCTCTGAATCTTTTCCATCTTCTGCCTCCGTTTCCGTTTGTGCTTCTGCCAATTCCGTCAGCTTTTGGTCTGTTGTGAAATACTCGCCTCTAATGAATGTCACATCTCCGTCATCTCTTGGTGCGAAGTTGAGGAGCTCCCTGATCTCGTTGACCGAGAGGATGCCTCTGTCTCCGAAGTCTCTCGCCATCTGTATCTTCTGCGATGTCGACATATACTGAAGCCTATTTGCGACAAGATAGACATCGTTTCCATATGACCTCTCGTTGTATGAGAAGATCAGATTCCGGAGAACTTCTCCCATCTGTATGGCGAATGGTTCAATCAGGCCATTGAAAAAGGCATCCATCACTTCGGAAGATGCCTTGTTCTGAATCATATCTGTGTTCACTCCATAGAAGTCATAGACATTGTCTTTGATGAGTTGCATCTGTGAAGTGTCTATGCTGTATGGCTTATTCTCG